CAGTAAAATTTTAACTGAGAAGGTGAACCACTATTTGTCTTAAAATCTATAACACCACCTTCAACTGTAAGATCGTCACCTACAGATAAATCTGCACCAACTGATGCGTTACCACTAGCATCTAAAAATACTGACTTAGATGCAGGTATTGTACAAAAGATTGTTTTTGTGCCAGAACTAAAATCAACTGCATTGTCGCTATTCGAGCTACTAATAATTGTAGATCTAGCTATGGTGCTAGAGTCACTACTAAGTGTACCTAGACCAACTTCAAATTCTGACGTACCCGGTAATGTAACTGCATAGTATGTAGTATTACTGTTTCCAACACCAGCAGCAAAAGTTTCAAAACCTGTAACTGCACCAGCTAATGTAAGTGTGCCAGTGCCTGTTGTGGTTGTGGTTTCTTTTACTCTGTCGTTTAATACCAATGCCATTATTTAAGCTCTATTGTTAAGTTGCCTGCATTAATTCTAAATATATCACCACTTGCTATTGCCTTACTTGCATCTAATGCGCCAACAAATAATATATTACCGCTAGTAGATGCGTCTGCAAGAAATACATGTGTAATAGTATTGTTCGTGCCACCAGAAGCTGGGAACTCAATATTAGCTGCATTTACTGCTGTTTGTGTGTCTGTTGAATCTGCACCTATTGTAGTCCAGTTCGCTGCGGTAACTTGTTGTCTTGCATAGTTAGTAAAGGTTGCCTCTGTTAAAGATCCAGTTTCGGCGGCACTTACTGCGGTTGCAAGACCTACATAAATACTGTCACCCGGACTAGAAAAACTAAGAGAGTTATTTTTAAATATAAAATGTAACAATCTTCTTTCTAAGTAATTGGTTGCTGCATTTGCTGTTGCCATTTTCTACTCCTATGTTCTTGGCCTTGATGGTAGACCAACTCTATATCCATCTGTGTTTTCTCTTGCTTCTCCTAAATCTTTCAATCTTTCCATGTATTGCAAATACAGATTATTATAGTTTTGTATTACGTCAGGCTCACCTTTCATAAAAGTATAAGCCTCTACAAGAGATCCGTAAAGTAAAGCAAAAGGCGCGTTTGTACTAATCCAAGTAGTACCACTGTCAGCCCCGGCAGTCAAACTAGCCGGACGATAATAATAATGCAATTCTAATGTGTAGTTACTATTTGGCGTAGGAGCTACAATAAAATTATCTGTATCAAATCTTGCATAATATTTTGGAAGTCCTGTTGTCGAAGCAGCAGGTGTATACTCCCTTAAATAATTTACATCTTTTTGTAAGAGAAAACTTTCAGACCCAGATGTAGTTATTTGCAAAGAAAAGGAAGCAAGATAATCAGCAGGGACGGATAAAAAAGCATCAGACGATGTAAAAGCACTCGTCACATTTTTTCTAAAAAGGTCTAAGTCTACGCTTTTAAATATTTTTTCCTCTGCTGCTTTGATAAAATTACTAAGGTTATTTACAAAAATAGTTTCATTGTTATCTGTGTAATCTTGCAAAGCAGTTTTTAATGTAGCAAAAGTAAAGCTCATGGTGTCACCGTAACTGGTCCAGCCGTGGCATCATTACCGCCGCCAAACAAGCCTCCTGTTGTAGCTGTACCACTAGATGCAGAAAAAGTGTAAGTATCTGTAGTTACAACTGTTATTGAGTATCCATCATTTTTATTTAAAACATCTGAAGTAAACCCGTCAAAACCTTTTGCTTTTTTAAACCTAACAGTATCGCTTGTGCTTCTGCCATGACTAGCTTCTGTCACCGTAATTACAGCTGATCCAGAAGATCCAGACAGAAAAGCATCTGGAACCAACAGTCTTTCTATAGGATTTTCTGTTCTAGCAGGCCTTGCATTTTTTACAGCCTGACCATCAACAGGCACATTAAAAGGACCTAACTGAGGGTGTTTCCTTTCAAACTCATCTGGACCGACCAATGATCCGTTCCATTCAAGTTTCATTTGACGAAGATTATAGACCATACCAGATCTATCTGATACACCTTTTGCAAATTTACCTGTAGCAAATCTACCCATCAATTACTCCTAAAGTAAGCATATTGAGGTGTAACAGTGAAACTAGATCTATCTCTGTCTTCCCCCATGGCCCTCTCAAATTCTTCTTCATATACAGCTTTTAACATTTGTGTAAGCTGTGGATTTTTTTTCAAAGATAAATAATAAGCTAATCCTGCTGTCAAACACGGATAAAATCTAAAGGGTATTTCTAAAGTATTAACAGCTGCGTCCGCATCCTGTATTCTTGTCAGTGCGTCATAACGTATTACATCTGTGCTGTTTTCAGGCGCAGGCCATATCTTTAAATTTGGTGTAATCTGCCTATCTAAAAAGAACTGTGTTGTTCTTCCTGTGCTTGTTTTGTTAGGTATGGCAAGATAGCTATCACGACTTATTCTACTGATAGCAAAGTCCGTACCGTCTCTACGAACAACAGCCGAAAGAATATCAATCACATCTGTGCCCAAAGAATATTCAGTGTCCGCCGCAGTAACGGTTTGTGTTCTTTGCTCAATCGTCCATTGATTTAAACCACGATTAGCCCACTCAGCTAACATAATATTTAGAGATCTTCTGGCACTTGTTAGATCATAACCTGTTCTTACTTCAAGGCCGCATCTTTCAAAAGCTTCCTCAATGTATTCTGCTACGTCTAATTCAAAATCAGTTGATGAGGAAGTTGCCATATCTAATCCTTGTATAAATTATTAAACGTCACCTTTGGGTCCATATAACTATTATCACATTCTGCGTTATGAATCCACTGACTTGGTTTAAAATCAGGCGCACCTTCTCCTGTTTCCCATAACGCAGGGCTTGTAGCTCTGACCCTATTATTAGGTAATGCTACTATATTTCCAGTCCATTTACCAGCATCTGTTAATTCAATAACATGACTTTGTTTATGTTGAGCAGGATCGTCAGCAATATCAGATTCTGTATAATCAACTGTAAACAAGTATTTACCCGTATAAAACTCGCCATCTATCTTACATTTCCAAGGACTAGAGCTGGTTCGGTCAAACTTAATAACTGAATGATAGTGTGAGCTACAGTCCCAAGGCTGTACTAAGTGAACAGGCATTGGCTCTGGCCATTCTTCTAAGGGGGTGTCCGCAACGAGGGCCGTAATAGGCATCCTTGCCCACATAGCGCCACCGTTGATGTTTTGACTTTCATCAAAGTCTGACTCACAACCAGTGAATATCATTTGAAAACTTAAACATCTGTCAGGAACTGTTGTCACTGCAATAGCCATCGCGTGTAAGTAATCACCATGATGTTTTTCATGGTTGTGAGTATATTCTCTTCGCACCCAGCATTTAAAATGCGGGATGTTGCTTTGTAAATAAGGCATAGATTAAGCTCTACCACCTCTTCTCATTTTTTTAATAGCTCCGCCTTTAGCAAAACCTTTTTTCTTCATGCCAGCTGCACCGCCGCCCATCATCTTTTTAACGGCACCTCCCTTAGCATAACCTTTCTTTTTCATGCCAGCTGCGCCGCCACCTCTCATTTTAGCAAAGCCTTTTTTCTTCATACCGGCTGCACCACCGGCCATCATTTTTTTTACTGGTTTCTTTTTTTTAGCAAAACCTTTTTTCTTCATAGCCATTTTGATCTCCTTTATGCTCTAACAGCTCCTGTTGTTTGTTTTCTTCTATTTGCCATGACAACGCCACAACCCCTTGCTACAACACGCCTTGGTTTTAATTTACCATTATACGGGCGTTTTGCTTTTGTTTCAGGTACACGACCACCACTGCTCATCTTAGTAACCTTTGCGGCAGGTGTATTACCCACAACTGTTTTACCTTTTGAGCCTGCCTTTTTCTTTTTTCTAGCAGTAGAAGCTCTTTGTGATTGTGTCAAACTATTTGCTTTTGCTCTTGGTAAACAACGATCAGGGTTCTTCTTGTCCTTTGACGTCCCACATTTTCCCTTGATTTTCCCATCAGTTCCTATGCGAACCCAATCTTGTTTAAGCCAATTTTTCAGAGCACCCATTACTTACCCTTTCTTTTTCCGCCTTTTGCACCCTTGGCATAATTAGGGTCTTTACAATATTTAGATGCGGCAAGATTAGCATAAGCACTTGGATATGTATCAAAAGTACGTTTAGCCCAAGCTTTGCCTTCAGGACATATCTTACTGCCCTTGCTCTTCGCCGCCCCACCTTTTTTAAAGTATGTGACCTTTGGCTTAGATGGTTTGGGTCCAGTTCTAACTGCTGATCTCATGCTTGCCTCGCTTTCCTTATTTGTTCTTTACCTTTTTTAAATATACTAGCCACTTCTGTTTTACCCATAACTTTGGCTCTTTGTTCACCAACTGTCAAGATTTGGATTTTTCTTGCAAAAGGTTTTTTTATTTTTTTTACTTTAGCTACTGTTGCTCTAGCATCAGCAGGAGTAGCAAACTTTATACTAACCGTATCTTTAGGGTTCTCGTCAGTATATAAACGTCTGCCAGAACCTTTTGGTTTTTTTCCCGTTCCAATTTTAGGATCTTTTTTGCTTCCCATTTTTCTTTGCCCTGCTTGGTAATAGACCTTTATTTACAGCTCTTGCTCTTTCACTAAACCCAAGTTTTTGTTTATTTTTTATTTTTCTTTTTATTGTTCCTAGTCTTGCTACCATTTTTTAACAACCCTATTAGTGTTTTAGACTGACCTGCGTGTGCCTTTGAAGCTTTTTTTAACTTGCCCGCAACTGTTTTTATTTTGCGTTTTGCTCTACCTGTTAATGCCATTAATTACTCATCCCTATAAATATTGAAATTATACCAACTAACTGCAACACAGCACCTAATATAATAGCCCATATACGAGCGTCAATTTTGTCTATTTGTTTTTGTAAATGATTAAGATGATTGCTTTCAAGACGGTCCATGCTGTCTTCTAATATAGCCATGCGCTTGTCTAAATCATGCAAAAAATCTTTTTCTCTTTTAGTAGCCATCAACACTTCCACCTTCTTCTAGCCTGCCTTAGTCTGCTATTAGGATTAGCGGCGGCCTTTGGAAACTTTTTCATTTGACCCGCACTCCTAGCACAAAAAGACTTTCTTCTTTTAGCGTCCTTACTGCCTTTTTTAACTTTACCCGTTACAGCAGTTTTAAGTTTACTGCCGGGGTTTGCACGGCGATATGCTTTAACTCCAGCTTCAGTCATTCCCGCCCCAGCTTTTGTAGGGCGGAAGTTTTTTTTGTTGCGCGGCGGCATTTTTGATTTACGCCTAGTCACAGATCACCTAGTTAAAGAAAAAAGTCACTGCTGTGATATTTGTTAATGTTCCAACAAATATATCACTAACTCTTATCCCTTCAGCAGGGATGTTAACAGAGTGTGTATCAGAAGCGTTAAAATCTAAATCTAAGACTGTAGCACCTCCGGAACCATCTGTAACGGTTAGCCTTGGGGTTCCAGATGCAGTTTTTAATTGTATCTGTCTAATTCGAGCAGGACCAACAGCGAGCGAACCCGTGCCAGTAATCCGTTTCGTCCTTATATCAGATCCGGCCATTTATATCTCCTATTACTGGTCAGCGAAAGCTGGAGCGTCTTCAGAGACTACGTTACCCCAAATGTAGTAGTTTGTGCTATCTTTACCTACTATATTTATTTCCATGCTACCAAAATCAGTTAAGGTTAACTTTGAGTTAGAACTGCCGTTTGCATAAACACCA